GATCCGAGATCCAGCTTTAAGGGCACACTAACAACGCCGGTGCGGGCTTATTTGGCAGTTAAATTGCCTGAATTATTGGCCTTTGAGTATATGCGAACCATGTACACGGACAGAAATCTGACCGTTATAATAGTCTTTTGATTCTAAAACTTTGTGTGTGAATTGTTCTCTAGCTTCTATATATGAGCATTGCGCCTTAGATGTGCAGTAAAATAGTATGTCTCTACGGAAGTTTTCTTTGCCTAACTGTTCTACGTCCTTGCTTAATTCAACGTTTGACCCGTAATAATCACGCCAATCGCTGTCTATTTTAGAACGTATCTTCTTTTTCTTTTTAGTGCCGTTTTTTAATTTTACTGTTTTATAGCTAGTCTTGGAGAATTTGGCTAGTTTTTTGCCTATGTATTTTCTGCCAGTGGTAATATTAGTAATAAGATAAACAAATCCCACGCATTCTTCGGGAAGGTGTTCGATTAGTTGATCTTGATAGTACCATGACATTCACTTAGTTAGTTTCTTGGGTCTGCCTATCATGCCTTTTCTGGCTTGTTTGCGTTCTTCACGCTTTGCCTGTATTTCTACTCTTCTGATACTGGCTTCATTGCGTATTTCGCTGAGCCAATATCTTGCCTTAATGCCTGCTTCGTCAGAGCCTTTGTATTCAAATCGTTCCTGCCACTTAAAATATTCCTGAAAAGCAGCAATCATTTTGTCGTGGCTTTCTGTGGTCAATCAACAATCTCCACATCTGTTGAATAACTAGTGAATCCGTTTTCTTTAATCACCTTAAGCACATGATTTACCCTACTGGTTAAGTCATCCCTATGCGAAATCAAGAACACATTCTTGTTGCGTTCACGGGTCATCTTCTTAAGAACTGCAATACTAGATTCAACACCACTAGCATCCATGCCCGAATCAACTAGTTCGTCAATGAATAGTAAGTTAATAGCTTGATATAGATTTTCCCACACATCACGAAATGCCCATGACATTGATAATATCAAGCGATTACGTTCGCCTCGGCTTAAATTATCAAAGTCTAAGTCTTGACCTAATTGTGTAATAATAACACTTAGGTCATTTTGAAATTCTACCAAGTGAGGGAGACCTATTTTATCTAGATAATAGGTCAATCGCTGATTTAGATATGCTAGATTCTGATCAATGATACGCTTACGAATAAACGAATCTTTGTTAGTTAATAACTTGTGTAAGAATTCTTGATGATCTTTTACTCTAACTAGATCATTTACATTATTATAATTGATTTCCTGTACCGCTGTGTTTTGCAATTCGCTAATCTGTTCAACATAAGGATTGTTTTCGTTAACCTTTACTTCCAGATCACGCTCTAGTCCACTAAGTGTGTTTTTATGATTTAGTGCCTGTTCTAGATTGTCGTAAATGACACTTGGGCAAGCACCAAGCTCACTAACTAAACTAATAGCTTCGTTAAGCTCACTTAGTTCTTCACTATACGTTTTAATATGACCGTGGCTTTCTTCGACCTGTTTGACCTTTGCGGTCATCATTTCGTCATGCTTGACATCGTGAATGTCTTGACCACAGCTATGACACTTGTGATCTGCTAGTGTTGTTAATTCACGTTCTAACTTGTCTAGATTCTTTTGTTCACGTTCTAGTGTACTAGTTTGTTTGGCAATTAAAGCGGTTAGGCTATCACGTTCCTTTTTGCTTTTTGTCCATTCAACTAGTGATCTCTGATTGGCAATTTCTTCATCGATGTTAATATCTAAAAGTTTTTCTATTGCCTTGGTCAAATTAGTAAGAGCTGTTTCGTGTTGCTCTTCCCACAGCCGTTGTTTGCGCTCTAACGATTCGATACTTTGTTGAATTCGATCGTTAGATGCTTTAATTGTTTCTATTTTTGTATTTTCAGTTGCAATAGAGTCTTTGCTGATTCTAATTGCTTCTTTAAGAGACTCTGCTTTTTCACTTAACTGAGTAATACCTAACAGTTGTTCAATAACAGCCCGTTGATCAGCAGCCTTCATGCTAAGGAACGGTTCAGTATACGTGTTCAATGCCACGAGGTGCTTGAACATTTCATGACTCATACCAAATACTTCTTCAATGGCCTTTTGTGTTTCTCTACTGTCGCCCTGTGCTTCGTCGGTTGTTTCTGTTGCCTGCTCTTGCCCGTTAACACTAAACTTGAGTACGTTAGGTTTACGCCCTCTTTCGATATGATATTCTTGACCGTCTTTTTCAAATGTTACAGTACACAACATACCTTTGTTGTTGATCTTGTTAACAAGGTTGTCTTTCTTGATGTTGGTTAAGGCCGTGCCGTAGATAGCATAGCTGAGTCCGTTAATAATGGTAGTCTTACCTGTACCATTGCGGGCACCGCTATCGTCGCCTCCTAGATCTAAATTCTCACCTAGAACAAGAGTCAGTTGACCTTTATCAAATGTGATAGCCTGAGTCTGAGCCCCAACACTCATGAAGTTTCTAACAGTTAAATCTTTAATCTTTATCATAGGTTATTATAAATGTTTAATAATAGAGCTTTATCAAATGCATCACTTTCAATTGCATTAATTTGATTCATGACAATAGTGTCAACACTTTCAAAGTTAATGTCTATAGGTGTAGACTGTGCATCAACTTCAACTTTCTCCGGAATTAACATAAGCTCTCGGAGATTATACTGAGGTACAAATGTTTCTTTGATAAAGTTTGCTTCTTCAAAACTAATAGGCAAATCAATGGTAACACGGCAATGCATTTTTTCTTTTAACAGTTCGTCGGGCTTATCAATAATTTGACTAAGTTTATATGTTCTATAAACAGGTTGGCCCGGCCATGTTTTAAACTCTGGCTTGCCGCCCCATTCTAATATCATCATACCACGTTCGTCGTCGCCGGCATCGGCGTAGTTGTGTGGAAATGCATTACCGATATAATGAATGTTTCTATTATGTTGACGCTTATGAAAGTGTCCGGTAAACACATATTCTTGATTAATAAAATGACTGCTTTGTACTTGTCCGTGATCTGGCATCTGTACCATAGCATTCATATAGAAGCTAGGCAATTCTAAATGTCCAAACAAATACTTGCTTTTGATATTGGGAATGTTTTTCCATTCATCTGCTACTAACCAAGGCATGATAGTAACATCGCCTTCAGTTAGCGTTTCCTTAATAGGAACAACATTAGGAAACAGACGCATAAACTCGATAGAGTTAATCTCACGCTTGTCTTTGTAAAATAAATCGTGATTGCCTAGAATGAAATAGACTTTTTCAAACGACTGGCTTAGCCGTTCTAAGTTTGACACAGTATAGTTCATAGTACTGACATCAGTAGTGCTACGATTATGATGCCAGTCTCCGAGGAAGATTGCGGTTTCGCAACCCTGTGCTTTGGCAGTATCGCAGAACCAAGAAACAAAATCCTCACAATCTTGATTGTGTGTGCGACTTCCCGACTTTAGACCGAAATGGATATCGGTGAAACAAGCTACTTTTTTGAATAATGACATAAAATCTCCTTAGTTAGTGTAACACATTTACAACAACTAGGTCAATCCCAATCACCGCCATCTACAGGAGTTGTGCTGACCGGACCATAGCTAGCACCGCCTTTACCTGCGGCATTTTGTCTAGTCCACGACGGGTTCATTCCGTTAATTTCTAAAATATCATCGCGGATATTTTGATTGCGTTTTTCAATATTAATAATTCTAACAAATGAATTTGTAACAGCAGCAGTGTAATAAGCAAACGGATTATCGGATTTGCTTTCATCAAACTGAAGACCAATTTGAGTAAGCTGTAAAATTGCCTGCCCACGCATCTCATCGTTATACGTGTAGCCACGGACGTTTCCTCTAGTAGCATAACGCTCACACAGTTTTAAAAACATGCGAGCTAGATTGTTAGTCATTTGCCCGTGTTCTTTGTTAAACGATCCGGTGTCTAACGGCCCTTTCCAATGACTCTTGCCCACACATATAAGGTTGCTATTGTCGTCAAACTTCCAGTGTTGAAAAGGAGGAAAGTTTACCTTGTCATGACTGTCTGCGGTATTTTTCAAAGTCTTTTTACGACCCGGTGCAAGTGGGATGTGTTCAAAGGTCATGACTCTAAAAACAACATCAGTTTTTTTAATAGTTTTGTAATCAACTTCGAACTCTTTTGCTGGAATTTTCTTTCCACCAGACTGTGCAATTTCGTGAGCTTTTTTGCCCATTTTTATTGCTCGATTGCGTTT